TGCAACAGCTAAAGCATAATTGGCACTTGTTCCGCCGTAATTAGTCACCGTAATGTTGGTCGAGTAGGGCGGTGTTCCTCCAACTGTGACTTCTGCAATAATCTGCGTATCTGTCCATGATGTTATATCTCCAAATACAAGATCTGTATCTGAACTGTCTAATTCTTGTGTTGCTGAATCAGCATCAAAATTAGTTCCCGTAATTTTTACAGATGTTGTATCTTCAGTTACATACGAATCTGTATCTGCGTCTACTATCGTTGTAATTGCAGGTTTTGAAACAGCTTTTTTCAAAAAAGCAAACACGTAGTATTGTTCCGTTTGCGTAAATTCAACCGTATAACCTTGTGCGGTGTAAGTCTCTATCTCGCTTTCGGCAGCGTTCAATTTTTCACGTAAAAGTTTCACAGTGTACTTAGTGTCTCCTGGTGCATCTTCCAATGTGAAAGAAGCCTCTACGCGGTTATCTTCAAATTCCATGTTTTTCAACACGTAAAATCTGTCCAACAACACTTGTATCTCAGCTTCTGCATCCGTAATTTTGTCTTTAATAAATTTAATGTCTTGCATAATTCATGAATTTAGTTAGTATAAATTTAGGCTGTAAATATCCCCATGTTTCACCTTCCTACAAAGGATATATTATTTACCTATCCCTCCCGCGATCTTCACCGCCGCGTTTGCATCATGTTTGGCCACTATATCCGCCAATGTTTCAACTCCCGTGTTTAATGTCGAGTTATACCAATCAATAACAGCTCTCGGGTTCTTCTTATAACTATGCCCTTTCGATGCCCCCACGGCAATAAAAAAACCATGCTTGGCAAAAGGAAATAATATCCTTTCGGGTGTATCAAATTTATGCACGATCTTATAGCGTATCGAGTCTATCAGCTTCTGTCGGTTAGCTCTTAAAAAATCAGCCTTTCCTTTATTGGTCATTGCCCCCACGTTTCTTTTAAAAATCGCAAGTTGGTCTCGTGTCCAGGCATGCACATCTTGTTTATATGCCGCGTTATCTGTCATCTCAGTTTAGCTTCACAATTGGTTATTCCTTTCATTCCTATTTCCACATCCACTTGAACGGGAATATAATTCCTGTTCATCACCCTCACCTTTCTCGTGTGGCTGCCTGCCGTAAATAATGCATGTATCTTTGCCAATATATTCTCATCAATACGCAATCGCATGGTCACCAGGTCATGTGTTTCAAAATAATTAATCCATTTTTCCCAAAACGTGGCATACAGTCCGTCCGTATCGTTCATTCTTAATGCAAAACTTGCATTCGATGTTCCGTCAGGTTTATATTGGTTACTGCTCGCGTAAGGTAAATAATCGTATAGAAAACTGCTGCAAATACCGTGATAGAACAATAATTTAAAAGGGAAAGAAGTTTTTCCCAATCCAAATTCAGGCGAAGATCCTTGCATATCCGATTTAGGGTAACCAAAATAATGCATCTGCAACGTGTTCACATCAATACTGATCTCCTTCGTGTCCGATTCATCAGGATTAATATTCTCAAAATTATCCCTGTAAGGCATCCATCCGTAACTCTTACTGTCATCATCATAATAGCTGATCACCCATCGGTTCAAATCCTTGCAATAATAGATCACGTTGTTGGCCCTCACAGCCGGTAAATTTTCTCTAAATATACTGTCGGTCACCGTGTAGTCCGATATTCCCCTCGTGTCAATCTCGCCGTCTGTCCAAGGCATATGAAGCTTATAAATATCCTTGTATATTTCAATTTCCTCGCTGTCTTTGATATAATAATCGGTAAGATCTAAAACGGCAACACTGTCAATAATATCATTCCAAAAAGCAAATTCAACTTCTTTTTTGGTAGTATTAAAAAACGGGGCAAGACAAAACATTTTAACCAACGAGTTGATAAATGTACTCACCGATATCGGTGGCAAATGTCTTTGCATATGCACGGTCGAATCAAACACGTTAACATTGTTATAGGCATACGGGTTGATATAAATATCACCGTTCTTATAATTATATTCCACATCTTCCAAACCGTCTACAACCGGCACTCCTCCATTTAAGTGATAAGTCATGGCTTCTGCCCTGGTCTTGATCTGTATTTTGGTTCCTATAGCTGCTGCAGGGATATAAACTGTATATTCGTCCTCTAAAGTCTTATAATCGCCGACATCATCAGCATCAAAAACAATCTGGAACTCTTCATCTGTTAATCCCGCGTATGTAAAATTGATTTGTATTTCAAATAATGCATACAAATGATCTGTTAAATTATAATCCGGTTGCCCGTCAATAATAACTTGTATGGTAATATAGCCCGATTCTTCAATCGTATACTCATAAATATACCAACATCCGTCAGGGTCTTCTTCACTGTCTGTAATGATATTGACAAAACCAAGCGAGTATGGAGGATATGTGATGTTTTTTTCAAAAGTGACTAATGCCCTAATGATATAACTGCTTCTAACCTTATCAATGGCATAATTGTTAAACACGATCAACTTTGCTATATCTGTATTTCCCGTGAACGATCCCGATACATCAAAATCAGCTTCAGCCATCACCGCATCCAACACTGCCAATAAATAAAAATGCGGCACCAGGCAATTAATGTTCCCGTTCTCATCATAAGCTTCGATATTCTTAACGTATGCCGAATTCAAATAATAATTGATAAAATAAAGGAAATTGGTGTTGATATCACTGCCGTAAAAATTCCCCATATAAATCATCGGGAATGCTATATCTACATCGGGGTAATTATCTTGGCTGTAACTCTTGGCGGTGGCAATAATCGCATCAGTATTTGCGCCAAGTCCGTAATCGGCTAAATTCAATTCATCTAATAATGTATCTCTAAATCCATCCGGGAAAGGGTTAAAAGCAATACTCACTTTATACATGCGCGGTGTAACAGTCTTCACGATCATCACTCCGCTCATGCTTATGCCTGCAGCTTCAAACCAAACACCCTCATACACTCTCGATTTATCCCTTATCTCTATATGTTTACAACGTTCAAATGTGATATCGTTCTCTTCCGTGCTCGGAACGTCAAACCATTGCACAACCGATGTCGGCATATTATCCTCGGTAGGGTTGGGAAAAACCAATTCAAGCTTAACACTCGTGTCCGGGTTAAGTTCCAAATATCGCTTGTCTACTCTAATACTAATCATCAAATGATCTTCTGTACGTAATAATTATATTCTTCACATCCTCTTCGTCATTCCTTACCTCTGTCTCGGTATTTAATATTTCACATTTTATCATGTCGGTCCCGTTAATCTCATAAAATTCTCGGCTTCTCAGGCATTCAATGATCTGGTCAAGTTCATGCGCTTCTCTGTATCCCGTTTCAACCTCAAACTGTTCATACGATTGTCTGATCTCTTGTGTATATTCCCCTTCGTCACTTATATACCCTGTAGCAACATGCTTCTTAAATAATTCCCTTTCAATAATATTGCTCTGTTTTGTCACCGCCTGAAAATTAACGGTTTCCCAAAATCCATATGAATTGATAAACAAAAATTGTTTGTCGAAAAATTTCTTGGCTCTAATTTCAAAATCAATATACGACTGATCCCACCCCGACATCCAGAAACCGTTCAATCGTATTTTATACACATCTAAATCCCCCGTGTAAATGGCAAGCAAATCGCTGATAAAGAAATTCAATTCAAAAAATTCATAAGGTTCAAATGTCGATGCCGTTAATTTTTTGCTGGCAGTTGTGCCGTCTGTAAAATAGAAATCAACCATGCAATAAGCATTCAGCAGCTCCGAATCATTGTTGCCGTTGTAAAATACAAACTTGTGAAATGCTTCCGGGTAAGTTTCAATCTTTCCCTTGTTTCTTTCACTCAAAAATATGGCAATACTGTCATCCCAATCCGGATATTCGTTAAATGGCAATTTACCCGGTAAAACAATAATTTCATCAAATGTCAGGGGATATATACTGCCGTTTTTATTCTCTGCAAACCCTGATATCAATGCAAATGTTTCCGCCATTTTCGCAGCCGAATAAGCAATGCTTCCTTTGTCTAAAAAGTTTTTCGGTAAGAATTTACCCGCATCCAATTCGCAATTACCGTCATTGTCTACATCAAGTTGAAGCTCGCATACATCTTCATCCCTGTAATAAAACGTGTAACTATGACGACATCTCAATTTTACGGCAACACTGAAATTTTCTTCATATTCACCTGTCACCCCTTCACTCTCCACATAATCTGGATCTAAAAATTGATAACTTGGCGTTACTTCTTCCGATATAAATTCAATAAGTGTGGTGTCAATTTCAACAGCTTCTTTCGTTTCAAAATAGATCTTATCCGTATCTTCTTTCCAAACCGTGTAATACTTATCAATTAAATATAAATGCTGAAGATCATCAATGGTCTCATCAATAGTAACCGATCCGTAGCGTATGGCAGTTGGCCAACCGTCGGTAGGGTTAATTGCCACACAAGTAATAGTCTCTCCTGTAACTCCGGGAACAGGCACTTGAAAACCTTCCCATACAGCTAAAGTTCCTTTTTTCAAAAAATAAAACCGTGCCTTCACCGGATCCGTGATCACATAGCCGGTTCCTATCTTATATTTTAATCCGTTCCCCGAAAAATCAACATTTGAAGGTTTTGTAATAATATTTATACTCATGACAATTTACTGTAATTATGATATGAATTAATATCAATCGTAACCAAAAAACCATAATTCCCCTCGCTGTAATTATATACCGGTATAGCTTTTATATTGTTCAACCTGGCAGCTTGTATAAATGCATTTGCCTCCGGATCTGTCCTGTCAATTCTAATTTGATTAAATATAAAATCAATCACCTGTTCACAGTTATCAAATGCGGTATCAATCAAATCGTAATCGTTAATATCACTCACATGATCAGTGATGATCATCGATATGGTCCTGTTTTTTTGAACCGAATCCCCCCCGTTATCTTCATAGACAAAATCATAAGTATCCAATAGCATACAAGGGAAATGAACATCTCTCAATTGATTCAAATATTCATCCAACCCTGCCCGGTAAAATGTTTTATAAGCGGAAGTATGTTTTAAAAACTTCGCTGCCAATCCTTCAAAATAGTCTATATAATCCGTAAAGCTTGTCATAGTTTACTCATTTCATCGTTCAATTGTGCCAAAACATCATGTATATAAAGCCTGTCTGTTTTTTCTAAGTTCAATACCGATCCTGCCAAATGTCTCCTGGTCGATAACCAGTCGTTCTCCTTCCTCCCTAAAACTATATTGGTTCTCGAAGAACTTTCCGGGGTAGAAAAAACAAAAATATATTTCTTCGTCAGCCAATTTCTTATCCCTAAATAATTATAAAGTATCCCCGTTTTAGTTTCAATGTCCATTTCTTTCGCAAACAATTCTTCCCTATCTTGCAAGTAATCGCTGTCAAAATCAATACGCCTGTCCCCTGCAAAGTTTTCTTTCAATCCTTTTCTTTTTTCTCTCATCAACACCGCGGCCAATTTATTCAGAAACATCTCAGGATCCTTACTCCCAAAGTAGGCTGTCACCAACATGTCTGCAAAAATAAACTCCCCAAATCTTAAAGTTGAAAAACGATTGTCAGGGCCACAATATTCCACACCACCAATCATCACTTTTCTCACCAACCAATTATTAAATTCTTGCTCTGTATATAAAAATTTCTGAAGGAGAAAAAGATCATCATGACTTCCTGTTCTAATAATTTCACCGGTCACCCTATAGGCTGCCTTTCTTATAATCTTCGAATCCGAAAACCCACCCAAAAAAGCATACATCAACCTGATCACATCATCCAATCGTTCACTCAAAGGTTGTTTAGGCATCAATACCAATCTTACAACTTCAGTAAATTGCTTTTGTGTCAATTCATTAAAACTTTCAGGATGCTGAAATTCAAACGTTTTTCTATCGATATCAATTCTTATCTTATGCATTTAAATCAAGTGTTTGCCAATTCTCAACTTTGAAAAACAATTCATTCGGGTTTGTCTTTTCAGGTGTAGCAAAAAAACCGGGCACCAATAAATTGTATTGCCTTTGAACGTCTTCTGCGCACATTCTGCTCCATGTTGTATCCCTGCCTATAAATTTATGTGTAATCCTTCTTACAACCTGGTAAACAAAAGTGTTTACATAATCGTATTTTACCTCGTTTAAAAAACACGAAAAATTGAATGTTTCCATTATATGCCAAGGAAAATCAATAATTGGGTTTAACTTTATTTCAATTCTATCCTTATACATTTCCAAATAAGTTTCAATAGGATAATGATCATCCCCATATTTATCCATGTCCCTAACATATGTTTCACCATAGCGTTTATATACAATTGCCGAGTGTACCTTCACCTCTTCCAATTCTTGGTCCTCTCGCTTTGTAAATTTCGCAATCATCCGGCTAAGGAAGATCCTTGTTCCCGGCTTTTCTTTTCTTATGGTCAGAAAAATAATACTGCCTGCAGGAATTGTGCTCATATTATTGCTTTTTAATTTGATTTAAAGCCGGGCAATTTTGTTGTATCACTTCTAATTTTACAATCCTTTCCCTATTCTCTATCACATACTTAAATTGCTCGTGTATTTTCTTATCAACGTTACTTTCTAAACTCAAGAAATTAGACTTAATATCTGTGATATCTTTCGTCGTGCTGATCAATTTTTCATTGATTGTTCCAAGGTCAACGGCAAATTCACCCATCTGTTTATTGAGTGTGTCAATCTTCTGGTCAGTTTTTCTTAAAAAATAGCCTATAATACCAAGCAATAACACGATTAAACTTCCGGCTATCGATAATATTATATTCATTTTATTCCTCTTTTGTTTTGTTCAACATTGAGTGAGTTGCGTTCTTATCTTTGGCATATAGTCCCAACAAGAACAAAGCAAATGATGTAATACTTGCTATGATCGCCGTAAATTCTTCGAGGGTTATTTTATTTATAACCAATAGTAAAACGGCAATAAGGAATAATATAAAAGAAACTATTCCGATAATGGTTGTTTTTCTCGATTTGTGTGTCATATCATTTAGTTAAATTATTACAATTTTATTGGTTCCTGTCGGTCGATCCGTTGTCGCATCAGCATCATAAGCATCCGAATTGGCATAAGTCGGGTAATCCGCAATATTCTCTTTCAAAAACTTCTTACAGGCATTCAAATAAGCATCACCGTTAATCTTAGCTGCAGATATGATCTTGTCAAAGAACAATTCTTTTAGTTGTGTTTGTTTCACAAAATTGTCGGTATTAGAAGCATGCTCTACAGTATATAAGCCAAATTCATTCATATCCGACAACAAGCTATAACCTCCGTGATAGATAGTCAACTGTGCTACAGCCTTTTTCAATCGGTTTACAAATGTAATATTGGCTGCTGTAAGCGTGTCTGCAGCAATCTGTGTTTTAAGTTCATCAAAATAATCCCTGCCTATAGCTGCTATCACATCAAAATCTTCAGCAAATGTTTGGTAAGGCCTCAATTTTAAAAACACGAGCCGCGAATTATTAATGTTGAAATACGAATGAAAATCGCTTGTCGTATTAATAAAATGCGAACGATTCATTGTATATTCAGGACTGCTTGTCCAAGTTGAAAAACTCGATTTGTTTTCTTCCAAAAATGCCAAGGCATCATCTAGCTTATTGTATCCGGTTCGCTTAAATGTATTCTTAAGCTCAACCTCTTGTCTTTGAAACAAAGCTCTTTTCCCTTTCGCTTCATCCTCAATTCTATGTATCCCTTGATTCGAGAAATTTGCATTAATAATATCAAAACCTAAATAATAAGCAGTATAACAAATACTGTCTTGAAATTTATCTATCAATAGATCTGTTATACCAGGAGGAGTAGTAGGTACATGCGCATCCAATTGATCATAAAAAGTCTTTCCTATCACTTTTGCCAATTCACTTTCAGCTCCTGAAACAAAGGTTTTTATTTTCTCATAAGTAAATGTATCACCAACCGGCAAATACTCTTTAATAATATTAATCGTGTCAACCAACATATCAACTCATTTGTGTTTGTGTAGCCTTTCCGCTGTCAAGTGTTACAAGGAAAGTATTCCTGTAACGCATCACAACGTCATTAAAAGAATCTCCGTAATTAAACCTAATCATGATTTCAATCGGATCTGCCAATTTTTGGCGGTCCAACCAAGCCAATGCATATTGTATCAAAAGCAATTCCCTCTGCATCGATCCTCCCTTTGAATTTCCATACATCAACCCCAATAGGTCAGGATTAATCCCTGCACCTATAGCAATCTGTGTATCGGCAGCAGATGAAGTAATAAAATTCTCTTGCGAAAATTTTTGTTCCTTAATAGAAATGTCCCATTTATCAGTTTCATTCTCGAAAAATGTAATTAAGGCCTTCTTCGCATTTTCTGATGAAGTAAGCTTTTCCTCTAATAATTCGATATCAGCTGTTATCTTAGCTTTTCGTTCATCCTTTTTATTGTCAAATTCATCCTGGGGATATTTCAATTCCCAATATGAATAAGGAATCTGAATATGATAAAGAATATTAAGCATGTTATCAAGCCCCGAGTCAAGTGCTTGTGCAACCTTCCACGATATATCTACCCATTTCTTGGCCGAGTACCATGGTGGCATTGAATAAAAATCATTTCCTGTGTAATCATCCCGCAATTGCATCACTACAGGTTTTTTCAAATTACCCGTGTCTCTTAATAACTTCAAATGTGCTTCCGGATCATCTTCATCTAACAACTCATAAGTACTAACATCTTTTTCATTTGCATTCTCCCAATCCCCGTGCACATACACATAATTCGATTTCCCTGTCTTCGCATCAACTTCCGATAACCTGCAATGCCGAGAATTAATGGCAACAATTTTCAATAGCCGTTTCCCGTCAAGCGAAGGAATCAGCTTAACAAAAGAATTTCCTAATGCATAAAGATCATAACCTGCATCAGCCACGTAATTCCTGATAATATATTGATTCAATAATCTGGTAAGTTCAGGATCATTTATGATTTCGATCTGTTCGGTACCGTCATCATTAAAACCCTTCACCCTGCATGGATAAAGACCTTGCCCTGCAGTTACCTTTGTTAAAGTTCTTAATGCATTTTTTAATACCGGTGTTTTATCAATTAATGTATGAGCAGTAATAGGGAAATCATTATCGGCATACCATTTTATATATTTTAGCTTTCCTAAATTATCAGGTTCCGAATCGGTAGTAATATCAATCGTCTTTTTATCTTTTGGTAAACTAGGATCTTCAAAATTGATGATCGCCTTTTTACCTATATAATAATCCGGCCTGCCGTTTTTATCAAATGTTAAACTCATTTCATTAGGTTAAAGTAAATATTGCCCCTATAAAACACTATGCTGTGTATCCACACCGGCAACACGTGCCCTATATCTTCTCCGTTCTTGTCAACCGGTTGCACTGCTTTATAATCATGTTTCTTCATGTTAAACCTCAACCCCGATCTCTTCCCTCTTTTCACATAAATAAACTCTCCATTCTTTGCTATAAATCCTACCGAAAAAAACTTTCTGCTTCCGTCAGGTAAATAACCTTCATCCCAATCAGCCAACACGGCATTCAATTCCGTTACTCTTCTCATGATTCAAAAATGGAGACAAAACCGAATTACCGAAAGGACAAAATTTAACGACGCTTTGTTTTTTCAAACGGCGAGAGTAGAAAAAACCAAAATAAAAAAGTCTCAAAATTTTCATTTTTACCATAGATGCTTCTGAAATTCAACGCCCTGAATTTGAGAAGACACAAAATAAAAATGGAAATTTTGAAACCTTATAAAACCGTATGCCACCGGTGTAAATTGTTAATGTAAAGATAAATATAATTTTATTACTGTGCAAATGTATTGAAAACCAATACATATTAGCTAGGAAGTA